CTGGTCCGGGGGAGCCAATGATCCCACACTCACCAGTGTCCTTGACGCCATCGGAGACATCCGGTATCAGCATATCGTGTGGCCGAGTCCGTATGATCTTGATGTGGTCGAAACCCTCCTGAACTCCCGGTTCAACGCTGCGAGCCAGATTCTGGACGGTGTCGCCATCCAGGTCAAGAAGGGAACACTCGCCTCCCTGAAGACCTATGCCGATCAAAACAGTCAAAGCGTGGTCATCTTCGGCAACAAAACGGTCTCCAAGAGTACGTTGGAGGGCACGGCCATTGTCGAAATGCCGGATATCATCGCCACCGAATTTGCGGCCTTTGCTTCACTCCGCCGCACCGACGATGCCCCACTGTCGCAATTCCTCACCACTGTCGCCACGGCAGATCAATTTGGCGGTTCTGCTCTGGCGAGCTTGCCTTATCCCAATACTCTGATGCCAAACTTGCCCATCGCCGACATGCTGGATGAGTTTACTTTGGACGAGATCAGTGAATTGGGGAGCAATGCAGTTTCCCTCATGGGTCCGAACCGGGTTTACAACTCCACCATCCTGGGAACGGTTGTCACCACCTACCTCACCAATGCGGCCGGCAATCCGGACAATTCTTACAAGTTTCTGGAAGTGGTGCAAACCGCCTCGGTCATCCGGGAGTACTTCTACGAGAATTTCCGGGCACGATACGCACAAACGAGGTTGACCGAAGGCGATTTGGTTGCCGGCAGGGATATGGCAAATGAGTCCAGTATCCGGGCTTTCTGCAATACTCTGTATGATGCGCTTGCGGTGGACACCTTGGTTCAGGCAGGCACGGCAGCAAAACTTGACTTCAACCAGAATTTGGTTGTGTCGGTAGACATTGCAACCGGAACCGTCACTGTCAACATGGCTCCATTGCTGGTCACTCAGCTGCGTGTGGTGCTGGGAACAATTCAAATTAACTTCGGCGGATAATCTACTTCGCCTTAAAAGATTAGGAGGGATTCGATATGGCAGCGGAAAAGACTTTGGCCAATCCCACAGTGCAAGTCAATGACGTGACGATTGGCATCGTTCCCAATTCTGTCTCCTACAAGAGCGGCAAAGGAGACAGGAATGTCAGGGCGGAGAGCGCCGGAGGCGACTCAGTGGATGTCGTCGTAACCGAAAACGCGGAGACGAAGGTCTCAATGGTTAAATTCAAGCTGTACAATACCAAGAGCAATGACGAAAAGCTCCGCGGATGGCAAACCAATGCTGATGGCAATACCATTCAGTTGAGCGATGGCGACTTCGTGCGAAGCTTTGCAAGCATGTACGTCACCAGTGACCCGGAAATCTCCGTTGGAGCAGACGGCGAAATCGAAATTGAGTTCATGGGCAAAGCAAGCCTGTAATCATCAACCTTCAGCCAAACACCATTAGATCAATTAGGAGGAGCGAAACATGGAACCCAAGGAACTGTTATTCAATTTGGACAAGCCTTTCAGGTTTAGTAAGAAAGGGGAGTTCGAAGAGTGTTTTCAGCTTGACATAGATCCGCCGAGCTATAACAACTATCAATATGCTGCCAGACTTGCACAGTACTTCACCAGAGTACTTCTCAGCGGTCAAAAGAATTACAAGGATCTGGCAGACGACAATGCACAGCAGGACGACCAAGCTGCCCAAGAGGACCTGATGAAACCGAGCCTTATCAGAATTCTCTTGTTGGGTTCGGACGTCGACATTGTCCGGATAATGAAATGTTTCGATGAGCTGGCCTATGCTTCCTGCTGGCTTGATCGGGAGAACAGAATTAAGATCAAGCCAGCACATCGGGAGGACATCGACTTTGATAGTTGGATGCTGTTCATGTGCACTTACATCGCGACTTTTATCGTTCCCTCCGTATTATCCGACCTTCAGAATATGGGGGGCAATCAGCAGTCACCGAAGGAAGAATTTGGGAAGTAGTCGTCGATGTGGTTGCATGGGCGCAGGGAGGCATCTCCTACGATAGGGCAAAAGAGTACCCATTGCAGGAGTTATGGTCATTGCAGAGACAGTTCGCAAAGATCAATAGAGAAATGCAAAGTAAACTGACGAAGGAGTAGGAAATGGCTTTCAGTGTATCTTATATCTACGAGCTTGTTGATAAATACTCCTCGAAGATGGCAAAGATTGGTCGGGCCACACAAGCCTTTCAAAACGGATTGCGAAAGACTCGGACAGGTCTCAACAAAGTCAATGCCAAGTTTGCCTCCCTGCAAGGGGTCATCGTTTCAACTGCTGGTGTTATGGCCGCGAGTCGCATAGGACGTACTTTTTTGGGATTCGAACAGGCAATGAACAAGCTTGAATCGGTGACCCTTGGTACAGGGGAGGAGATGGCAAGGCTGAGAGCTAAGGCAAAGGACTTAGGAGAGACAACGCAGTTCAGCGCCTCCCAAGTTGGAAATGCTATGGTGTATCTTGCGCAAGCTGGTCTTGATACCAATAAGGTGCTCGAAGCCATTCCTGGAACCCTCCAACTTGCTGCTGCTGGTAGTATTGACCTTTCTTCAGCTGCAGACATCGCAACCAACGTCCTCGCCCAAATGAAATTTCCAGTCAAGGAGCTATCAAGAGTCAATGACGTATTGTCCCTCACCCAAGCGAGAGCAAATACCAATATCCTTGAATTGTTTGAAGCTATGCGACCGGTTGCTCCCACTGCAAAGAACTTAGGGATAGAACTTGAGCAGCTGACGGCATATTTGGGAACCATGGCAAATGCCGGTGAGAAGGGGAGTATAGCAGGAACCCTATTGAGGAACGCTCTCACGGCTGTTGCAGGGGCGAGCAAAAGCCAAAGGAGGATCTATAAGCACCTTGGCATCAATCTCAAGGATTTCGTTGACTCTACCGGGAAGCTCAAAAACTTTACCGGATTCATTGCCAAGTTAAGAGACCTGCAGGATCAGGGGAGACTGACCGTCCCCATCCTGCAGAAGCTTTTCGGAGAGCGTGGTTTTAGAGCTATGCAGCTTCTCGCAGGTTCGGCAGCAGGAGAAATTGCAAATCTTGACAAGCAATTGAGTAAAGCAAAAGGCACAGCACAGAAGATGGCTCTTATTCAGATGAAGGGTCTGCCGGGAGTGGTCAAAGCCATTGTATCCGTTTGGGAGGCAATTCAGATAGCATTGTTTGAAAGTGGATTTGCTGATATGGTCGTCAGCTTCGGAAAGAACTTTGTGAAAGTACTCAGGTCAATCGTAAAAACAAATCCCGCTCTCCTAAAATTCATCGCAGTAGTAGGAAGCATGCTGGTGGTATTGGGTCCGGTTGTCGTGTCCATAGGATTTATCGCCGGAGCACTGTCGGCTCTCATTTCTCCAGTCGGTTTGATCGTTGCCGCTGTTGTTGCTTTGATTGCGATATTTGTGACGCTTTATTTCAAGAGCGAGAAGATAAGAAAAGCTTTCGGTAAATTGTGGGAAGCTATCAAAGGACTGTTCGCTCCATTTAAACCGTTAATCACTCTCCTAAAAAAGATCTTCGGAGTAGCTGATATCGGAGGTGGCGTCATAGATATGCTGGCTTGGTACATAACAATGCTTGCAAAGGCAATTAATTTTGTCACCAAACCGATGAGAGTATTGGCTGACTTATGGGACAGACTTTTCAAATCCGAAGTTGCTGATAAAGTATTTGCAAAGTTCAGAGCACTTGCTGAGTTCTTCGGGTATGGTGGAGCGGATGTCCCTGCAGGGGGCGGGAGTGTTTCCGCTTCAAAGAATGCTATGTCAGCTTCATTGAACGGCAATATACAAGTAAGTGCTTCGGGAGGAGCCTCAGTCAATTCAGCAGTGCTATCAAAGAGTATCCCCGGAAACTTGGGATTCAACCTTGGTAAAGTGGGAGCATATTAAAATGACAGTAATTCAGCAACTCCATGTGGCAAAACTGGCGGACTTTGAATTTTTGGTCAGTACAGAGAGAAGTCAGTCAGGAAAGAAAATAGCCCTTCACGAATATCCGAATAGTGATAAGAGGTTCGCCGAGGAGCTTGGTGTCGTTCCTCCTGTATTTGAAATAGAAGCCATTATACATGGAGACTTGAATAGAAGGCTGACTTTTGAAAGTATACTCACCGAAACCGGAACCAAGACCCTGAGCCATCCAATCTATGGCATTGTTGAAGTCATGGTCGGCGACTACTCTGTGTCTTCAAGGAATGCCAATATCGGAGAGTTTCGTTTCAACCTCACTCTGTATACCACACGACAGAACCTCACCATCACTGCTTCAAACGCTGACACGACGCAGGTTTCTGAAAAAGCTAAGGAAGTACGGGAAGCAGTCGGAGCGGCAATTGTGGAACAATATAAAGTGCCTTCGACTGTCGACAACATAAAGGACTCAGTGAGTAAAGTGGGAGACTTCCTGGATGAACTGAAAGACAGTGCAAATGCATTGAAAGACACTGTTTCGGATAATTTGGCGTCTTTAAATGCCTCAATCAATACCTATGCCGACAAGATAACGGAAACCGTAATGAGTGATGGAGAAACAGTGAAAACAATGTTTCTCTCCTTGATTGATAGCGCACTGAATTCAGTCCCGGACCTGTCCTTTCTGAAAGATGTGTGGGAAAAGCTTTCCTCATTTGGAGAGGACGATTCAACCATACCGGAGAACACTGTTCAAAGGCAGGAGGCCGCTGACAACAGGCGATTGCTCAACAATGTGATACAAGTTATCTCCCTTGCCGGACAATATGAATCCGCTGTTTATAGCGACATTCAAACAGACGACGAGCTGATTGCTGTACAAAAGGACATCTCCGATTTCTTCGATCGAATTGTAAATACTGCAGCAGAGAACAAGAACACCATCGTATCGGACCAAACTGTGCTCTCTCTGTTGTATGAATTGAGGGACAACAGCAGACAAGTATTTGACGAGCTCCTTCAAAATGTGTGGAGGGTTGTTGACCTGGAAAAGCAAAGATCAACAATGTTCCTCACGGCTTATCGTTATTACGGAGATATAGATAATTTGGATTTGTTGATCAGCCTTAATCCGCAAGTCAATAATGCTGGCTATAATGAAGAGATAAAGGCAGTGTCAAAATGAGTTTAACAATAAGAGTCAACGG